TCCTTAGGCGGCAGGTAATCCTGCGAAAGCGTAAGGGCGGCCACCAAATGCTCATACGCCCGGGCCAGTCTCTCCGCGTCGGGGTTGTCCCAACCGAATTCGACCTTGCAGTACACGACGATGGCCCGCTTGATGAGTGGATCTAGTGCGTCATCTGCTGCGTCCACCTTCGCCGGATCAACGCCGGCGCGTTTTAGGTCGGCCTTGGCCGCCGCAATCAGGTCCTGCACCTCGCCGTCGTAAGCTGTGGTGCCGGGGCTGATGCGGAGGGCCACCTTGACATCATCGAGCAGGGCCACCACTCATCACCTCAGCGAAAGTGAGCGCCGGGCACCAATCGGCGCCCGGCGCCACGTCCTTACTCGGCGCCGTTCCCGTTCGGCTCGGCCTTCTTCTTGATGAGCACCACGCCGTTCGGGTCGGCCANCTTGCCGTCGGCGATCATCGTGGCTTTGGAGATCCANTCGTCCGTGTTNTCGTCAAAGTAGCGNCGGTACGTNATNGCCATGTTGGAGTTGACCATNTAGTCCTCCANCCGCACCAGGATGCCGACGACGTCACCAGCATCTGCCTCATCGATGGACGGCAGCAGATCCTCGACCGCGATGACCTCCCGGCCTAGGAACCGCTCCTCGATGGAGCCGTCCAGGCCGTAGTTCACGCGGGCAACGGGCTGGCCGGTGCTGTCGACCATGCCGACGATGTACTTNTGCCAGTCGGTGTCGTTCAGGATGAGCACCACACCGGACCGGTAGGGCCGCGGCACCTTGGCGAACACGGCCGGCCAGGTGGTATATTTNCCGAACTCCGATGGCGTCAGGGAGNCGATTCGAGCCGACGGCACGTTGTGATTCGCGATGCCCAGCGGCTGGCCGGTGCCGCTACCGGAGATGATAGCCTTGTCTAGCGCCTTGACCATCGCCTCGGCAATGTTGTCGGCNANCGTCTGTTCGAAGATAGGCAGGGCAACAACCGACGCCACCAACTCGACGGCCACGCGGACCTGCAACTTGTGGTAGCTGAAGCTGATCGAGGCGTTGACCGTCTTCTTCTGCTTGTCCGCGACCTGGCCGGCGGAAAGCCACACAGCCGTGGGCTTGACGGTCGACACCGGGATTTCCACGCCGCCCTGGATGCTGGTCTTGGTGACCCGCGACCAGATGCGACCAACTTCCTCCATCTTCTCCACGATCCGATTCAGAATCGTGGTCGGGATGACGGCGCCAATGTCCGAAGGCAACGTGGTNTCGTCGGCCCGAAACTCGAGAATATCATTCTTGGTGCCCCGGGTGACGTACTCCATGAACGCCCGGCGGTACTCCATGGTATCGTACCGGTCGACGGCACGGGGCTCCACAGTGGCCTTCTGCACCGACGTGGAGTCGATCACCCGGACTTCGGGCGCCGTCCCGGCCTCGATGCTAGCCGCCACGTCCAGGCGCCGGCGCAGCTCCTTCTCCTCGTCGGCCAGCCCCTTCAGTTCCTTTTCCAGCGCGTCCAAATCAGCCTTCTCGTCGTTCTCCAGCAGGCCACGAATCTCGGCCTTGCGAGCCTCGATTTCCTGCAGTCGCTTCCGCAGGTTCATGTTTTCACGCTCCCTTACAAGTAGGTTTGAAGGATCAGCTTGCGGCGCCGCTTCTTAGCCGCCTCCGCGGCCCGGCGCTCGGTCTCCACCTGCGCCATGAAGTAGCTCCGCGCGCTGATGTAGGTATCCTGGTACGCTGGGGTGTCCACCGCCGAGACGTCCCAAATACGCTTGAATCGAAGGATGCGCCGGGTCCGGGTGTCTCGGTCGTAGGAGTCCTCCGCGACCGTGAAAGCGAAGGACATCTTGTCGATGTCGCCCCGCTTGATAAGTTCGTACAGATCCCGGCCCGCCGTCGTGTTGGCCAGCTTCGCCCGCACCAACAGCCCCTGTTCGTCGGGAATCAACTCCAATGTCCTGTTCCGGGTGCGGGCCATTACCATGACACTGTCGCTGTGGTTGTACTTGAAGGGTACGTCCTTGAGGTCGGCGCCCTCCAGTGCTCCGCGGGCAATAACCTCGTAGTACTGGACGCCGTCGATTTCAAACAAAACGGTCGGGCTCTCGTAGACGATGGCCCGACCTTCGACAATCATCTCGTTAGCATCGCCCGCCGGCTCGATAGCCCGCAGCTCGGCCATGCGGATTTCCCGCTGGGGCCGCGCCGCCGCCCGCTCATCCCACTGGGCGAGACAGACGGCGTACCGCTGCGACTCGTCCGGAAACTCCTCCTGCATGGTCTCGTCGGCCATGCAGCGGTCGATGAATTCTTCTTTGGTTTCGCCGTCATTCGGCTTGGGAAGCGGCATCGCCATCGCCTCCTTCGTTGGACGGCACAGTCCCGTCCGTCTCGTCCACCGGCCTTGTGTCCAGCCTGCGAATCGGAATGTCCCCACCAGGAACTGGCGGCAGATTGAAGACCTCCGCCAACTGGTTCGGGGTCATGATACCGCGGTCAACAAGCTGGACGAGCTCCAGCTTCGTTCTCACGCTGGCATACTGCAACCTGTTGGCCTCAAACACGATCTCGTTGCCGTGGCCGATTTCCCTGTCGCTGAACAGCTTGGTCGTGAACTCCAGCGACATCTGCACGGCCAGCGGCTCGATGGTACTCTCGTAGAACGCATTCCACTGGTCCTCGGTGTAGTTGCCCATCACAATGTTTTCGTTCACGCCGAAATACCTGAACACGGCGTCCCGAAGCTCCTTCATCTGGGCCGCGTTCACCATTTTGGGCTCGGTGTTCAGCGGGATGTACTCNGCCTTCGCGTCCAGGGCCGCAATCCCGCCACTATTGCTCACCGTCAAGTACTCCTTGACGAACCGCTCACGCTGGGCCTCGATNTCCGACTCCTTGAGCATGCCTTGGAACTTGAGGATGCCCCGGAGCGCGGCGCTCGTCTTTACCGCCTGCGCCAGCCCCTCGTTTGTCGTGTGGATCGCTGACAACGTGGCGTTGATGGGCTGGTTCGGGCTGCCCAGCAAGTCATTGTTGTAAAAGTGCCGCCGCAGGTGGATAACGTCGCTGTAGGGCAGCACCACCGTGCCGCCCTCCATGAAGACGAACTTCACGTAGAGCGTCCCGGTGCTGTCCTCTAACAGCTCCGCCGACACGCAGTTGACCGGGTATACGGCCACCAACCGCCCGCCCTCCCAGACAGGGTAGGCCCAGGCGTTGTTGTCCAGCATCAGCGTCGTGACCAGCTTGTANANCAGGTCATAGGCCGACATCCGCGGGTTAGGGCGGAGCGACAGCACCCGTTCAATGTCACTGTTCTTGACGTGAATGACCTCGCCATTGACCCGTCGGATGTGTTTCGCCTTCAATTTGGCCGCGTTGCGGGCGATGGCATCCACCGCAGCCCGGACAACGTCAGCATCATAAGGCCGTTCGCCCCATGGTGTGAAGATGGGCGTGTAGCCGGCCATAACCTTCACTTGGGTGAGCCCGGTGCGGCGGCCAAAGAAGCGTCCAAATAGCCGTTGCAACCAGTTGCGCTGTTCCACCGGGTCACCTCCTTAGATGAGTGCCTTGTAGTCCTCTAGCTTCCACTGGAACACCGTGTAGGCAATGATAAGCGCCACCGCAGGGTCGATGCGCTGGCGCTTGTTCTGGCCCTTCACGGGCCTGATGTTCTCGTTCTTATCCACCTCGACGGCCAGGTTCGTCAGCGCCCACTTCAGNAGCGGGTTGTTGTTGTAGTTGATCCGCTTGGCCGCCAAATCAGCCTTAAGCAACTTCATGGGCGCCGATAGCGTCTTGGCGCCCATGATAACCGGCAGCAGGTTCTCCTTCCTGGTGTAGCCCAGCCGGTTTTCCATGTCCTCGACCCAGGCCGGCGAATTCCAACTGTCGTAGCCGACCCAAAACGCCGAGATGCCGTACTCTTCTTTGAGCCNGGCAAACCAGTCCGTCACATACCGATGGTCGATGCGGTTGCCCGGGCAGGGCGTGATNAGNCCCCGCTCGACCCAGCGACCNTAGGGAACCTTGTCCTCCTTGGCCCGCTGCTCGACCGTATCTCCGGGCATAAACCCTTGCACCAGCGCGTACATCTGGCCGTCAGGCTTCATCACCAGCACGGCCGCCGCCGTCAGGTCCGTAGTAGCCGAAAGATCCACACCGCCAATGGCGTACGTGTCCCGCAACTCGTCCAAGCTGAACGTCGCCTCGTTGTTGGCCTCCTCGAACGTCAACCAAGCACCCGATGTCGTCTCTCGGACGTTGAAGTCCTTNGTNANCACNGTNGGCANNAANTTGCTNTCNTTCTTNGCCCGCTCGACGTTGGCCGCCANCTCCTCATAGCTCTTGATGGTCCCGAGGCCCGGGTTGGCTTTCTCCCAGGCCCTGAAGTCGACCCACTCGCTCCTGTCGTCCAGCTCATACAGGAACGCCAAGAACCGCTCGTCCTCGACCACACCGTCCAGCACCCGGCANGCGTAGTCGTAGATGTCGTCGTAGATGCACTCCCGGACGAAGCCGGCCGTCGTAATCATGGCCANGAGNGGCTGCGTCCGGGCCGTCATCGACTGCCGCATGACGTCGTAGAGATTGCGATCCTTNATGGCNTGCAGTTCGTCGATGATCACACAATGTGAGTTAAGACCGTCAAGGCTATTCGACTCACTGGCCAGCGGCTCGAACTTGCCAAAGGCCACCGGGAAGTACAGGTCCGTCTTGCGCTTCTTCAAGTGCTTCCGCAGCGCCGGCGACTGGCTGACCATGTTGACGGCCTCCGTGAACACGATCCGGGCCTGGTCCCTCTTTGTTGCGACGCAAAATACCTCAGCGCCGCCCTCGCCGTCACCAATGAGCATGTACAACCCGATGCCAGCCAGGAGCGTCGACTTTCCGTTCTTGCGACCAACGAGTAGCACGAACTCCCGGCAGCGCCGATAGCCCGTCTCCTTGTGAACAAACCCAAACACCGACTGGAGCATGGCCTTCTGCCAGAGCTCCAACCTCACGGGCTGGCCGATCCACTTACCCTTGGAGTGTCTGCAAAATCGCTCAATGAACTCAATCGGCGCCGACGCCCGCTCCAGGTCGAAAACCCACGGATCGCGTGGATTGCGGAGCTCGTGGACGATCTTCTCATACTGCTGGCGTACCCGCTTGGAGACAGCCGCTTCGCCATTTTTGATTTTTTGCCAGTACTGAAGGATGTAGTTTTCCATGGCGCCCCGGCGCCTCAGCGCATTCGCTTCTTCACGAACTCCATCAGCTCGTCGGCGCCGTTGTCAGCTCCCTTATTGTCAGGCAAGAGGTCGATCAGCTGTTTGA